CTTCAAATGGTCCATTACCTACAATTTGATTGCAGGTATTGTGCCTCGACTCCGCGACAGCACACGACGAGCCTTGCGCTCCAACACGACCAGTGTTGAAACTTCACTATACCTCTCGGTATAGGAGGATCGCCGAAGCATAAGGCGGAGCTTCTCCGAGGTTTCCCGGGGTGTCTCGCTTCTTAGGCGAACAATCTCGGGTAGGTTAGGCCAGATCCATTCCCCAGATTCCCATCCAGGGAGTAGGACCTGAGTAACCTCCTCAGCCAACTGGTCGTTGGCTAGGTCTTCAACATCCCAATGCCACTCTGGGTCATTGGGACGCCACCACCAACTTCTATCACTATGGTAGAACAGGCGGTTGGCCCGTGTTGATCTCCGATTAAAGGTGACTACCCGTTCATCGCGGGACCAGACTCTTTCGAGTGCCGGAGTTAATCTTGCCTCAACCGGAAGACCCAAGGGGTTCCACCCCAGCCCATACGGTTCGGGCAGGGGCGCCACGAAATCAATCATGGCCCTCTGGCGCGGCCTCAACAATGTCAAGGCCCCGGGACCGATATTCCTGACGAAATCCACAAAGGAATCATCAGAAACCCGACCCTTCCATTTGAGTCCGTGATATACTCTGTTAGGAGTAATGATCCTACCGAGGAACTCGGCGGTAGTGTTGCTATCCAAGGTTTTCACCAGGGATATCTCAACACCCCAAGACTCCATCAACTGTCTGTAAAGGCTAGCGACCTCACGGTCCATGATGAAGACATCATCCCCAACGATTCCGTAGGGGTATCTTCCATCATGCTTAGACTTGCCCAAACGCCAAAAGGCATATTGGACCACGGCGTGATGCCACAATGCAAAGCTGGCAAACGTCGGGTACAGTCCAAGTGGAGAACCGACAGACCAATTGAGCCTTTCCCAAGGCCCATGTCTTGTCGTTTGTGTGAACCAATCTCCTCGACAACAGTCGCGGAGAAACTGGATCCATCGGGTGCTGACTCCCAAACGGCTTAGGAGTTCAAGCTGGAAATCTAATGGAGCACGATCTGTTGCATTAGACAGATCCATGCTCACAGCTTGAAAGCCGTGGGTGAGGAGTTCTTGGGCATATGCAATGCCCGCCTCTTGGTCGAATGTAAAGTCATTCGGCACCCTCTTTAAAGCGTCGAATAGTGCCGTGCCCAGTGGCTCAAGAGCACACTGGTAAACACGGTACGGGTTCGCAGCAAACCTGAGCTTATAGCCAGGTTCCTGGATGAGGGAGATGTTCCCCATCAGAGGACGTTCGTCCTCTGGCGTAGGAGGGCCTCCAGCCTTCCTCTC